TTTTTGGTAACGGTGGATATCTCCCCCACATTTGGTATCAGCCTGTGACCTTGTAACCGTACAGCAATCGCATCAGGTATTGATTTGAGACCAACTCTGTGATTTGATACCTGGCTCGTGACAATTGTAACCACAACGAATCCACAGTCTGTGGATAACCCTTGTGGATATACATCTGCCCGTAACCACAGCTTGTGGATAGTCAACCGGCTCGTTACACAATCTCGTGAAGTAATACAACTGTGCCTTGACACGGTATATTGCAACCTTGTCTTCACATTAGCCCACCCTAGGGCCACCCTCGCACCATCGTTACATACACGTTAGCCACACCACTTGACTCACCACAGATACACGAGTACATTAATAACTGTCCGAAGGGGATGAGGAAGCCCCCGGATGGAGGAAGCTCAAATGAGCATCATGGACAAAGCAGAGTCGCTGGCAAAGCTGCGCGGGCTTTCTTGCGGCGCTTGCCCTATATGTGGTCGAGTCCTGATCCTCAACTCGATTGCCCGGGTGACTATCAGCAGCGATGGCGATGCGGGCACGTATCTAGTCTTTGAGGGCGAATGGGGCGACAAGAAAGTATCCGCCCGGGCCGAAGTCTTTGAGTTTTCAGCGGTTGAGTACCGGAGGAAGCAGCTCGTTGACTGGCTCGATGATCTGTCACGATTCTTGAACACCCTCTTTGACATCTCGTCGGAGTCGGTTGACATCGACGATTGGCTTGAGTGGAGCTATTGGGGTGAGGGCATGGAAGCCGCGCTCGATAGGGGCGAGCTTGATTGATGTGGACAGCTCTAGTCCTGGCCGTGAGTTGGCTACTCCTCACGGCCGGGGCGGTAGCCCTCTTGAGTAGCGCACTCATCACATACATCGAATCGAAGGAAGACAGGGAGAGTCGAGATGCGTGACGTGCTGTTTATTTTCTGGGGCGTGGTCGCGGGCCTAACCGCTGTAGCCGGAGGCACTATCTGTGCCGCCTTGTGGGTGAACGGTGTTCCGCCCGTGTATGTGGCGGCGAGCGCTTTGGGGTGGGTGTTTTCGGTGGTGTGCTGTCTTACAGTGCAGTTCGTTGTTGACAACGTGGGTAAGGGGTGCCGTAAGTGATGGAGATGGTTACAGCGCTAGAGCGGGCGCACAGGGCATTTGTTCCACATACGCCCTGGGTGGTCAACGATGAACGGGCACAGGTTAAGGTGTTGCATGCAGGCATGTATCGCTTCACCGCAGTGCCGAGTGTTGGGCTGATCCAGTATGGCTTGTGCGGCATTCAAGAGACCGAGGTGTTTTATGACTCTCATGAGTTTTACCGTCGACTAACTCAAGTCTTGCACTACAGGGGAGGTTCAGCAGAATGACATACGGGATGCGAGTATTGCTTGAGTCCTCTACGATGGACTACCGTACCGTGTTTGACGATGGTGAGTATTTGATCGCTGAATACGACGGCTACCGCATTTATTGCAGCGGCGCATCAGCCATGATTCAGTTCGGGGCCTCTCGAGAGCACGTGCACTATACATATCCGCCAGCATTTGCAACCGCAATCGACCGCATGAGCAGGGGAGTGAACATTAGATGAGGATGATAAACTGTGTAGTGGCACCGCTCAAAATACACATGGAGTGGGCCGACGGCACAAGGGCAACCATCATAACACCACACGGCGCTGCCCGCATTGAATTCTCTAACGGAAGTAACATGAGAGTGTACAACAGCGATATCGAGCAACTTATCGACACAGTGCTCACTGTCGCCGATGCGGTTGGCAGCGAAATCGGGGAGGGAAAACAATGAATGACGCCTACTCCGAAGTGTGTTGGCTACTTGAGCACGGCTACTTTGCTTGTGAGTGGTACATCAAGGACCATGAGGGGCTGCGCATTGTATTTTCCGACAGGATCATCCGCGTCGGAAGGGACTATTGGTCAATAAACACTTGCAAGGGCGGTGTTGGCGCCGATATCAGTGGGGGTCGCAACAACCAGTATTGGTGTATTGAGTCCCCAAAGGAGCCCGATATGCACCCACTACATAACAGAGCACAACTGCGCGCACTGCTTGACAACATGCCCAGGGCTAGGAGGTAGCGCCCTCAAGGTGCGATCACGCATCCCCACTCACGGCGTGGCTGTGTCGCCGGTTTGGGGTGTGCACTGGTGGGAGGTGTGATTGCTTAGGCCTGTACACCATCTAGAGTTAAGGCCCAGGACGGGTGTCCTGGGCCTTAACTCTAACCTTGGCGGGGGCTACAACACCACCACTCCCCCACGTATAACACTACTAGCAGACAGCCATAGTGTCAAGTGCGACTTAAGACACAGGTGAGCCGGGGCGCTAACCCCGGCTCACCTGCCTATAACCACCCTAAGGTGTGCGTAGCGACTCACACCCGGCACTAGTAGTGTATCACACACCCGGAGGCAGCGAGGGTGGCTCGCGACCCTTGGCCGCCGCACACCGTAGCTCCCAATACGCCGCCTCCCACTTGGCACACTTGTCGCAGCGCCCAATGCGTGAAATAGCTGCGGTGAGCACCGGTGACGCCATCGCCCCTACAACGATGGCCACTATCGCCTGGATAGCCATGAGCACCTCACCCCTATTGCGATAACTGCACCGCCAAACGCCGCGTAAGACCACAGCCCCCAACTACCCTCAATTGGAGGCGCCAGAGCAAACGTGCAACACAGGCACGGCACTACGGCCGCCCCTGCTACGCACTCCCCTAGCGGCACGCCGCGTACGGCCTCACAAATTGCGAGCGTCGCGAAGGAGATGGCTAACAGCCCGGGAATTGCCGTAGGGTGGTGCAGAGCGTCGATTATACTCCCAACACCAATGGCCGCATACACGGCAATAATGGTGCCCGTGTATGCGGCCGGTGGTAGTGGCTTAACCCACCTGCTCATGGCTGTCCTTAGGTGTGTGTCGTAGAGCAAGCAGTGTGGCCAGCCCGGCGAGCAGTGATGCTGCAGCCTCACACAGCTGGCTGGCAGTGTCAGCGTCGATTACTTGCAGCACGGTCAGCAGGCCCATTAGTGCCGTGATGACCGCATAGATGGCGGCCCGAACATCTGCAGACATCAGAGGATACGCTTTCCGAACGCGCCGTTGGGGTCATCTACGTGGTTGGTTTTGCCTCCCAACTCCTGCCACGACTTAACGATAGCGCCGGCGCGCTTGAGCGCCGTCATGGCGTTAGCGTACTCCTTGCCGGTCGGGAAGCGCCGCCACGTACCGGCGAGGACGTCGGCGACGGATGTAAAGCCGCCGTACTCAAACACAATGTGCGTTGCCTTCATTTGGTTGATCACCTCTAGTTGGTTGATTGGGGTTGGTGTTGGCGTTGGTGTGGGTGTGGGTGTGGCCCTATGTGTAGTGCGAATGATTGCTGCTACGCTAGCCCGGTATCGGGTTCGGGCGTAGACCCCACCCCCGTTCGATTGCGACCCTGAATTGCCCGACGACGTGTTGCCCTCAATCGTCGAGATGGCGTTTCCGCTCGGGCGCGCCGCAACGATACCGACATGGTCGGCGACACCGTTCCCGTCCCAATCAAAGCAGATTAGGTCGCCGGGTTGTGCATTGTTAAAGGGCACTAGTGCGTTGGCGCGACGCGCTTGGTCGATAAAATAGGGTACATACGCTTGGTAGCCGCCTGGAATGCCATCATTGGGGCATTGATCATAGACCCAGCTAGCAAACATGGCACAGTAAGGGACGCCACTAGTGCCATAGTAGGCACCATGGTCCTGGGCGTACCAGCGGCCATATTTGGTTCCGGGCAGTGGATCGTTCCAGCGCGTATAACCGATTTCGCCAGCAGCTACGCGAAGTACATCCTCTACACTCATATTAACCCTCCTTCATAGTAGTTTTCGGAACGCAGCCCTTGCCGCGTTGCTTTCAAAGAACAGCGACCCACCGAACCACTTTCGCTTAAAGGCTCCGATCACTTCGGAGGAGAGTGGTGCGGGCAGCTCGCCTTCACGCGGGGTGCAGTTAACGCATATGCGCTCCTTCCCGGCTAGTCCTAGTTTAACATAGTATGATCGTGTGTCGTCGGAATAGTATAACGTTATTTCTATCTCTGGCGTCCGTATGGCAAGCGAGGGTCTAGAGCCCTTGGGCACGGGCATAATGAACGCATCGCTGCGGTCGCCGAACTGGTTGCCCATTGCGTAGTTGGCATACTCGACGGCATTGTTGGCGATGAATTTTCCGAATTTAGATTTAAGGATGTGGTTGTTGAACGCTTCCGCTTTCGGGTAGTGGCACACGACAAAATTTCCGCCATACCGTTCGTATTCGGTGTTTGCAACAAACCCCCAATTGTTAAAATAGGGGTTGTCCAGCGCAATGGCGTTGGCGAGCATAATCACACGAACTCTATCTTGATAACGGTCTAGGGTTGAATAGAGCTCATAAAACACCGTTAGCTCATTACTAACATACCTTGACTCAGGGGGTGCAATGAATTCATCGAACAGCATCCAGTGCACTTTGGGGAACGATGCCGACTTAAGCTTATGCGACACGCTTAGCGCGACACCGTAGCCAAGTGTCTCCCAAGGATCTTCGGTACCGGCGCGGCGTCCGCGCGCCTTACCGTCTTTCACCTCGAACTCCCATTCCGGGAATTCGTGTGCGATATCGCCAAAGAATGTCTTGAAGCTGGCCAAGTCGTCGCGGTACCGACGAACATACACGAACTGCCACCCTTTATCAATCCAGTCGCGCACTAGCCGAACTTTGGCCGAGTAGGACTTGCCGATGCCGCGACCTCCGCAGCATACGGAGATTACGGCATTGCGCCTCAGGATGGTGTTTATATTATAGTAGTTGCTACTCATACATACCGCTTAAGCTTCCACCGAGCACACTTCGGCCCGAAAGTTATCGCCGCCGATTGCGGGTCGGCCGGACCGTTGCTTGTCATGCTACGCATAGAGCTGGCTTTATCGCCGTCGCCGGTGCAAACTTCTACGTGCCCTCCTCCGAACGTCCATTGGCAGATAATTACATCGCCCTTCCTTATTTTACTACCGGCATTGAATTGCCCGCTGCCAGATGCGATAACCTTGCCCTTATTGTCATTAATCATTGATGCGCTCCCAGCACTGTTAATATCAATGCCGAAAAACTTATTATACAAGAACCAAGCATAACCCGAACAATCCGAAAACCCGCTAGTGTCGGGGTGCAGGCGTCCGGGCGTGGATTGTAGGTAACGATAAGGCTTGCGGCCTGCATCTGACAGCAGCCGGGCGATCATAGCGTCCATTCGCGCGTCAGGGGTGCCACTACCGGACGTCTCCTCAGACGGAGACGAATCAATCTCCTGAGTCTGCCCCCTCCCCTCTACTTGTGACTGTGCAGAGCATGTCCACATGTTAACTTGTGTTGGATATGCGGTAGCTCTAGACCCGTCGGTCATCTCTATCCACAATGTGCCATCGTTGATTTGTTTGACACGGGCGACGGTGCTGGCATAATCATCGGGCACAGGTTCCAGAGACGAATTCCCATCGGTTGTTGAATCCTCTGGGTCGCCTGTGTTATCGTTGCCGTGGCCGTCAACTACAACACCATTAGTGATGTGCTGCCTCACGTATTTTTCAGCGGTTGCGTACCGGTTGGGCATCGCAGCCCACTCACCTTGGTACTTGATGGCAGCACACATTGAGTCAATCGTCGGGTTGGAGCCCGCACCGGCTACAATACGCGACAAGATTTTGGCGTTGTTTCCCCACCGGTGCATAACCACTATTAGCAGAATTGCGGGGTCCGGGTATGCCTCAGGATCTAGACCATGCTGCCGGCAGCACGCCAGATAGCTATCGCGAATGTCCGACTGCATCGTACTATCCTGCACGTTGTGACCCGTCGCCGAAGTCAATTGCGCCCTAAGTGCCGTGCGGTCCGCAGCAGTAAGATACTGGTACTTGCGCGCATCATACGTCCAACTACCCCGACCCTGCGCCAGCCAACCATCAACCGTGGACCCGAACGAAGTCCCCGCGGGGAATTTCTTTAGCAAGTCATACGCCCGCTCTTGGGTCCACTGCCCAATACCCAGCGAAAGCGTGTCAAGGGCTGTGATGGCGCCATAGTCCCCGCTGGCTTCAACCGCAGCCAGCGTCGCAATGCACACCGCGTAATGCTCGTTCGTAAATGCCATATACACATAATACCCGGCTACACCTGCTGAGTGCAGCCGGGTATTATGCCACCTCCTAACTATCAGCCAACAACCTGCAAGAAGCAGTCAACGTCATACAGAGTTGCGTTAACCGATCCCGCACCGCGGCCCTTGGCCTTCATCGCCACACTGTGGGAGGTCGAGGTCGCCCGGAACGCGCGCGTAACAGTCTGCCCCATGTAGAACGCGTCAGACGCCACGGGCAACACCGGGCCAATACGCGTACCATCGAGCGTAACCGACAGGTCCACCTGAGGCTCATACTCCGATTGGTTCCGAATATCGAACGTTGCGATGGCGAGATATACCTGACCAACAGTCAAATTGTTGGCCGTGAGGGTAACGGCCGTGTGTTCGTCATTGTCGCCGGTAAAAGTATATGTGCCAGAGCCGGTGTCCGACTTGAGGTACGCGCCCTGGGTGAGAGCCGTGCGCCCGTCTTCCGTGTCCTGCCGGGCCGCATTGGCTGTACCCTCCGCGCGCTGTGCAGTGGTGAGCGCGTTAGCCGCATCAGTTGCGGCGGCGCCTGCAGTGGACGTGGCGGCCGATGCGTCCTGCCGCGCAGTAGCGGCGGTCTCTGCAGCAGTGTCGGCCTTAGCGGATGCCGTAGCCGCGTTGACGGACGCTGCCGACGCCGACGTCGCGGCACCCTCAGCGGCGGTCTGTGCGGCCTGCGCGGCCGTGAGGGCCGCGGCCGCGTTAGCTGCAGCCGTGGTGGTGGACTGCTCCACGACGGCCATAGTGCCATCGAGGGTGGTCATTGCCGAGTTGAGATCGCCCAGGATGGAGAAATGATCATCGGGCAAATAGATCGGCAGGTCATAATTCGGGGTAGAGTTTGTTGCGGGCATTAGCTCACAATCCTTTCTTGTGCTTCGCGCGCGATGAATGTAATTGTATCACACGGAACGTCAATACGTGTAGTGCCGTGCAGTCCAGTCTCGGCCGCTGCGGCAATTTGCGCCCTGATCGACACCTGTGTGCCGACGCGGTCAGAGTGCATCAGCCTGGGCGACCAGCGAGGGCCAAGCGTCTTTCCGCGATAGGCCACCCACTCAACTGTCCGACCAAGATCCTCAATCTCCTGTACGGTCCACCCCTTGCGGGTGTAGTCGCCAGCAGTTAGCCCGTGGTCCGAGTAGTGGTTGTCGGCATCAAACAGCTCCTGCGAGAGCTTGGTGCGGACGCCCCGGTGCCAACTAAAGACTTCAGGGTCGCTGGCGGCCTCAATCGCATCTTCGATGATTTTGAGACACCGCTGCTGGAATACCTCGAATTCGTGTTCCAAGTCGACCGAGAACTGTGCGAACCGAGCCTCCATCTCTGATTCGAATTCGGCGATTTTAGCTAGGGGGCCCTCCAACTCGTCCCATAGCTTAGCTATAGCCGCATTGAGATCCTCCGCCGCTTTGGCCAGACCCGCATTGATAAGGTCCACTAGCTCACAGTCCCGTTTCCGCAGCTCCTCTAGAACCTGCAAATAGGTGAGGCCGTCGCGATATGTGAACGGTGTAATTGGGCTGACCCTAAAAGTGTCTAGATCAATGAACTTACCACATCCTGCCATGGTACATCCTTCCGTGCGTGTAGGGGTAATTTGCGTTCCAAATCGACATGAACAGGTCCGAAATTCCTTCAACGACCATCATATCGATGTTCATAATGAGGTCTCGCTCGGCCTGTATCAAATCTTGTGCGGGGCCGGACCGACCATGCTGATGCGTATTAGAGTTTGCTGTGCCGCGCGTGTCATTGGTGGAGTGGGAGGTGCCGTCGTTGCTGGCAGTGGAGTCGGTGGTAGAGTCTCCGGTAGACGTAGACTCACCGGCGTTGGTGGCGTAGTTTTCGCCAGCAATGTTCGCGGTCTGGGGCATTTCAAAGCTGGCTGTGTGGCCGCTAGAATTGCTGCCAGACGTGCCGTGCGACGCGTCCTCACTATGCGACCTCCCATCGGCTTCGCCCTGCGTCCTGCTATCGGAGTGGGAGTCGTTATACATGTCTATCGACTCTAGCGGATCGTAGTCGTAGGACTGTGTCTCCCACAGAGCATTGATCGGGGGCATTATCTCGTGCATGCGGGCACGCAGGCGGTCAATAAACATATCGACCGTTTCAAACCCAATTTCCCTATATTTGTAGTGTCGGTAGAGCTTATCGTTAAGCTCCTTGCGGTGCAGCTCTTGGAAGATCGGATAGTCTTCTAGCGCACTATAGAATGCGGATTCGATCTCGCGAACCTCGATGGTAAAGTCAGCCATAATTGTACTCCACAGATACAGATAGCTTGAACATATCGTTAATGCGCTTGCAAGCCTCCGCGCGCTCCATCAGCGAGGTCCGGCGGTTAGCTGTAGACTGCCCCGTGGCACCTTCGGCCTCAGCAACGATCATGCGTTCCCGCTTGGATTGATCGACCGTGTCAATGCCCAGCGACATTAGAGCGTCCTGCCAGATGCGCGATTTAAGATCCATCAGCTTGATCATATCTACTTTATCGGCCCCAAGATCAATGGCCTGCAGGGTGTCACTAATGGTGTTAAGGTCCTCGGTGCCGAAGATTGCAGGCATCCCCTCCTCTATCTGCCGCAAGGCGTTAACCATGGACAAGCGCTGCGACTCGCGTGACGCAATCAGCACGGGGTGCTTCTGCAAAGTGATCCCACAATCGATGGCATTATCGACCTCAACTAGGCGGTCCGCCATCTTGATCAAGAAATCAACCTCCGGAGTTCGGGTGCGGTTACCCCAAATTGGCACACACTCATGAGGGTTTAGCGATAGGGACGGAAGGTTGATCCCGTTGATTACAAAGTGGGTGGGGTTGTTGTATACGTTCCTCACCCCATCGTCGGCCCACTGCGAAACTAGGAACCGATCAAGGTCCTTATGCCAGAAAAACGCTGCGGAGCCGTTAAACAGCAAGCAGCACTCCAAATATCGCTGGTCCACACTATCCGGCAGGTCGTGCCACGTGAACCTGCCAAGGGCAATGTCTACCAGCTGCTTGAAGTAGACAGAGTCGCTATACGCGTTGACCCCAGTCATAAAGGAGCCAACTACGCCCAAACTCCGTTCCGGGCAATTGCCGCTTGCCATTAGCTCACCACCGCACTATCGTTATAAGTATTGTTCGCTGGATCCATTGTACCAATATCTTGAGGACGGCGCCACACCGTGGTACCGCGTTGCAATGCACCTCGCATAACATCAATCATAGTTTGCGGCAGGTCCCCGAACACATTAGCCTCGACGCACTGCCAGTACGTCATGTTTGTCATAACCATGAGGTCGGTTGGCGGGACGATAAACCCGTTAAAGGCATAGCCGTACCGGAACCAGAACTCTCCCAGGGCCCTGATGACACCCATTGTAGGAATTTTGATTCGCGTGTCGATACGAATACCAAACTTGGCAAAATTAAGCATGTCCCCGCCAATCTGGCCAGCAACCGATGGCGGCGTCAGCTGCGCGTCTTGCAACTTGGCGTTAATGCCTGCAATCGCATTGGCGTAGTCCCCGCGCGCGTTTGACGTGGCAAGCGCCAAATTCCCGTCGCGCACGTAGGCAGCCAAATCCGAACTGATAGCATTAGACTGCATCGCCGCATTGGCGCTGACCCCAAAACTGGCCGCAGCGGCCTCATTAGCAATCTGGTTGTTAAAGTATGATTGTGCGGCACCGACACCTGCCGTTGCAGCACCGGCAGCGCCGCCAGCAACCATCCCCGCGGGTCCGCCCGCCGCGCCGCCAATAACGCCCTTAGCGGCCGAGGTGCCCACGCCGAACGCGGTGTTAACACCCCAAGCACGGTTGCGCGCGTCTGTGCTGATAGCCAGCTGCTGGGCACCGGCAGTCACACTGTTAGCGGTTTGCGCGTAGCCCGCGTTAATACCGGCGGTAGCTTGGTCGGCCGATAGGTTGGCGCCAGCGATTGCTTTCTGCTGCTGCCACGCCGCTGACTCCTTTGCATATGCGATGCTGTGGGCGTTGCTGGCGGCATACATTGTAGCTTGGTTGTTTACCATGGGCAATGTGGGTAAATTGGTAATACCTGTAATGGAGTCCAGGTGTTCCTCGTACCCTAAATAGCTGTTGGGCTTATTGCCGTGCTGCCCAAGATTGTGCACCGTGGCAATGATGCGCTGCGACGGCGGCACTAGCCACGGCCACGCCTGTAACGTGAAATCGGTAGAGGTAACCATTTCCGGGGCAACCATGAGTGGTGTGCCACTATACGTTGTGACCTCAATGTACGAATATGGGGACGTCAGGAATTTTTCTAGTGTACGATATCGCTCGGGCAGTTTTGCCTTAATATCATTCCTAAAATTGCTATAAACTGTATGGGTCACATTCTTCGACCCTGAAAAATAGTGTACAGTCGGCCCGGCTGTCCCGTTAAGGTGGGTGGGCTGCGCAATAGTTTCAACCATTGATGCTGGCACTATGTACACCCCAATAATGCCTTGGGCAATCCAAGGATAGTCCTTCAGGTAGTTACTAGCCGCCGAGAACTCAGCCCAAGTACACGCAAGCACCTCAATGGGGTAAGGAATCCCATTAATCATCCGTGCAGGCGGAACCTTGAGTTGCGGGGCGTCCACCGTTCCGTACGCGTCGACTAGTGACACTGTAGACGCGATGAGGATGCGCACGGTGTCCGTGTTAGATGTTAGTGCCCAGCTATTGCAGTCGCCGATAAGGTAGGAGGGGCCGGTGTCCAGCCCCTCAGGGCGCGCCAAATACTCTCGCCCGTCCGCAGTGCCATACTTGTGGTGCAGCCAATTTGTGGCGTGGCCACGAGACAAGAAGAACCGCCCGAAACGAAATTTGTTGTAGTATGTGGTCCACACGTCCAGCTGTAAAACAACTTCGGTTGTGTTTGGCGCCACGTAGCGCATGTCGGTAATAAAGTAGTAGTACTTCGACTCCCCTTCAACGGGCGTCGAGTTCGAAACCACCATATAGTTGTACTTAAACGCGCGGGCGTAAGGTGTGGGAATGCGCACCGGCCTATTGGCCGCGCAATACGTCATTTTAGTGATAGTCAGCGACGACGACTCACGCCCCTGAAAATATGTATCCCGGTCAAGCGAGCGCCAATTAACAAGATTCGCGTACTCACTATCCCACGGAACATTAACTAGCTGCACCCGAGACCCCGGAGCCCACTGGCCATAATCAAACATACCATACCTCCACACAATATTATACACTAAGCGCGCCCAGCTTGCACCGGGCGCGCTTAGTGTGTTAGCTACAATTACCTGGACACGGTAAGCGTCGCAGTGCCACTGCCGATGGCCCCATCAACATGCGCCGTAAGCACAGTGCCCGCGGGCTCACGTTCGTCGACGAAGACAATACCAACAATAGGCCACATCTCAGCGGGCCGGGCCTGCCAGGCCGAGCCCGCCACCGTACCGGTAATATACCCCGCAACCTCGGCGGCGGATGCGACACCCACCACGGTGACGTAAGCAGTGCTGCCAGCCGCGACAGTGGACACCTCCCTGCCCTCACTATCAGTGAGCTTGAGAGTGAGCGTCGGCGTGTCATCGCCGCCACCGCCACTAGACCCGTCAGAGGGCTGGGGCCAGTACGCCTCGCCAGCAGGATCGACCGTAACGCCGACCGTGAGGGAGTCGGTATCGCCAGCGTCGTTAACCCATGTGGCGGTCACCGTAAGCGGCCCGGTCTCTGCGGGGCCGAGCTTAATCACGCCCGTGTTGGAAACCGACGTGCGGGTGTCCGTGTTACCGGTCACCTCCCAATCGATCGCCGGATCGCCAGCATCCATCGGGGTGGGGGTCAGCACGACCTCCAACTGATGTACAGAATTGGGGCTAAATTCGAGGTCACTCATCCTCAGTCTCCTTAATCTCGGTGCCGGTCCAGCTGCGAGGTGCGGACGGGTCAAGCTGGCTGGACTCGCCCGCGGTGAAGGCGATCGCCGGCGCGAACAGGCTACACGAGATAATCTCGTGATGGTGCATGAAATAGTTGTTGTAAAGACCGGCCGGGTTGAAGATGCTCGTATTGGTGAGTAGCGTGTCGGCTACCACGAAAAAATCGCGCGTGGTGAGAATTGCCTGCACACCATCCATCCCGAATTCGCCTTCAGGGATGTTTACAATGCGGCTATTAACCGCGATTTGGGGCAGGTTGAACGCAGAGGCGAGCGCCTCAACCGAAATGTTTGCGGTCACAGCCGGTGTCGCGAAGAGGATGAGATCCTCAGGGCGAGCCCCCACGGGCATACCAGCCGCGTTGTATGCGGGACGCCGGAAATACAGCTCCCCGGTATAGCGGCGAATCTCCTTAAGCAGCTGCTTGGCATCAGACTCGCCAGCAGCCATTGTAGTTAAGTCGGGGACGTGCTGCCGCCAGAACCCGCCGCGGGACTCGTACTCGCGGAAGAGACTGCACATGAGCATGAACTCATCCCAATTGTCCGACTCAACCGGGGCTCGCATGAGATCAGACACGTAGTCGGAAAGGCCGTTAGCGGAAAGGAAGGCGCGACGGAGGAGGTCCTGGTTTACGCTGACCTTATAATACTCCTGCCGATCAATCTTGTGAAAGAGCGACTTGGCTTCCGGTTTTTCCTGCTTCCACACGTCGCGGGAAGTGAACTCCTTATCTGGGTCGTAGACGTGCGCCTTGAGGAGGCCAACGCTATACTCTTCAATGGTGTCGCCGTACTCAAGCATTCCCCGCTTGAATTCCTTAAGCGGGTTCTCCCAAGAGTAGTTTCGAGCGATGACGGACCCAACCCGGTTGATGAGTGCGCCCTCGAATTCGTTCCAAGCCGGTGGGTTATTAGTGAGGCGGTTGAGCACCTCGCGGATGTTTGCCGTGGTTGCCTCCGGAATCCGATTGACATATTCAGACGAGGCGTTAGAGCGAATACCATTAAGAATGGCGACATTCGAGGGGTCCTTAAGGACGCCCTTATACTTAGTCATTATCAATCCCTTTCGTAGCTAAACAAATCGTCGTCGTTTTCAGGCCGGTCTTCGGGCTCATCTGCAGGGTGCTCATCCGCTGCGGGCTCAGCGTCCGGCTTTGGTGCAGCCATAAGCAGATCGAAGTTCTGTGCCTTAAGTTTCTCAATCTCGCCGTTAAGGGCAGAGATTACCTCATCGCTCTCGGCCAACTTTGCTCGACTGCCTTCGACCATATCATTATAAGCTGCGGTCAAGTCGTCGTAGATGGTGTCCGGCGGCTCCTCGCCGCGCAGAGCCTCCATCAGCTCCTCGAAATTCATTGGGCGTCCTTTCTTGAGGTCCGTAGTTATGAGTATACCGCAACTGCAAGCAGTTGCGGTATCTCATCATCGGGGTAGGTGTTACATTTACGCGTAGCTTGCAAGGCTACCTAGGGGCATAGGCATAACTCAATATGCTGCAACCCTATACCCGCGCTCATGCACTACCTACCGGATGTCTTCAACTCCATCAGCTCGATCCTCGTTTAGTCGCTCTGCGGCAATGGCCGCCTCAAGGAGAGCTGATGCATATGCAGCACGACTCATCTTACGCTTCCAATGCTGTTCAGACAGCCATTCCAGATCGGCCTCAGACACCTTGACCGTTAGTGGCTTCATGGTGCTCCTCCATTACTTGATCGTAAATGTTGTCTCTACTAGTCGCACCCCTCCGGGTACGTGTTTCGGCACTAGCTTACCACCGATCTCAGCGCCGTGCAACATGTCGTCGTATGTGACCTGCGGCGCTAACTTTGCAGGGAGACCCGCGATATGTACGCACATGTCGCCATCAATGTCCTCCGCGTAGCACTTTGCGCGCCGATAGACAGCGCGCGTGAAGTGCCCCTCGACTTTCCAGGCGCCTAGCTCTGAGTCGTCTACCTTGACGCCCCGTACGGTTTCGCCCAGTAGGTGCATTGAGTCTGTGTCGCAGTACGCAAACGTATCATAGTTTGCTTGTGCGGCGCTAACCATGACGTAGCGCGCCCATGCGGTCACAAAGGTTGCTAATGGCGTGTATTCGGGGTCGCGCGTCTCTTCGGGGAGGCGGGTGTACTTTACCACACCATCGTCACCCAGCTCTGGGCGCTTAGAGGCCAAAGTGGTGCGCATTCCGAACTTGCCGTACAGCTTGTTCAACTGGCCCTTGGCAATCCACCGCTTGCCACCGGTTGCATGTTTCTTTACGGAGTACCAGTGATCAATGTAGCTGTGAAATATGTCGTTAGCGGATTTAAACGTGTATCCACCCTCGAAGTCAAACCATTCGATGTCATATTGGGATTGAATTAGTTGCCAGTCCACAGAGGTTATGGTTAGTTCGCCCTCGAATTCGGGGGTGTAGTCGGCGGTACCAAACTTCACGTGCCTAGTTGCAGAAATACACGGAATATGGTTTGGTTTAACGCGCATGGACAAAATAAACTTACCGACCCAAAGACCCTCTTCGGGCAAGTCGTCTGACCATTCAGGCTTGCCGTAGGGGAGTGGTTTGTTGTACATTACCGATGGGTACATGGAGTTGGCATCAACAACAATGCCACGAACGTTATGAACCTCTCCGCTAAATCGCGGATCTGCATATGTAAACCCGCCTCGGTATGACAACCTAATGAACTCGTCAATGTCATCTGATAGTATGGGGAAAATGCCGCGATACTCTACGCCGGACTTAAATTCATTGAAGGCGTCGCTCGATTGCGTAAGGCTCTTAAGGCCTTGACCGTCCAAAATGTCCATGGCCTTAGATACAATGCGCACATCGTCAAACACGTACTCCCACTCTTCCGCGGTGGGAACATACCCGTCTGGACGGACCGACACGTAGTCAATGGTGCCCTTACAGATGTCATTTAGCCCGAATGCCGTCGGGATCGCGGATAGGGGCAGGGGTATTTTCTTCAGCGAATCCCGCAGTTCAACAATGTGTTCCGCGAACCGTAAGTGCACCGTGTACCACGCGCCATCATCAGCAATTAGCGTAGAAAACTCGCGCTCATTTGAAGGGCGACCCTCAACCCACGCCCACCCATGCGTTAGCAAGTAGGACAAAACATAATTGCCATCAAACTTCAAATTGTGAAAATAATAGACGCCGCCGTTTCTAGACATAAATGCCATGAATCCGGCGATGGTTTGACCGTAGCCTACAACGTCGCCGTGCTCTGCAACAGCCCACGACCAAACGCGAACGCCGCTACCATCCTCGGTGTCACAAGTCTCGAAGTCGGCACATAGGATGCGATCATGCCCAGAAGTCCGAGAGGGAGAGGTTGAGGGCCTTTGCGTCACGGATGATGAATTCAACGTCCCTGGCCTCATTGTCGTAAATATCCATTGACGGCACTCCTCCAAAATTATGCTCATACACAAGCTTCAGGGCGTCAGAAAATTTTGGTGTAGACGTCCAAGCGAACCAGAATTGGGCGTCAGTAAGGGCCTTCAGCGCAGCTGTCAACCGATCCTCGCCCTCCAACATTTGCATGACTTCGTGCCTAGTTTGTGCAATGCGAAGCTTAACTTGCCGCTCAGAGTCCATCTCACGGTTAATCTGCGAGGACCTAATTACGGCCTTTTCGGAGCTATAGTTGCGTGCACGCCGCTTAACCTTAACCTTGGTACGCACGCCCTGTACATCATTAATGTGTCGCAACCGGCCGGAGTCATTTGCCTGGCTCTTTCTAAGCTCCCCATAAGTCTTGCCCCCATGCCAAGGCACTTTAACACCGGCCAGCTTGGCGTCAATGCCTTCCACCCGCTTATTACGCTTGCGGGCTGCCGCCTCGGCATTGCGTATAACTTGACGCCTAATCGGGGTGCCGTTGTGTGATTTGTACCAGCCTACTGATGGCCGACGAAACTCCTTCAATGATGCTGCGTACTTGTCCAGCTGCTTACGTGTAGCGCGATCAATCCAACCCTTAGGTTTACGCGGGTCCAGGTCTGTGCCGGTCACATCGTAGCCGTCCTCCGACCTAGCCATGCGCCTAATCTTACGGGTCGCTAGCGACTCGCTGTGCTTGACAGCGGCCCTAAGCTCTGCTAGTGTAGTCATATGTTCCTCCTATGGGCGGGGCGCGGACCTGAAATCCGCGCCCCGCCCTACTTGTTGGTTGGTTCAGTCGACGAGCTCAATCGCGAGATACTCGCGGTTGCGCTTGCTCATCCGAAGCTCCGGACGAATGAGCAGAGCCTCTTCAAGGGGGCCGTCGCCAAAGACGTCCAGAACGTTGCGGACGAAGTCGACAACAGCGGCCGAAGTGCTACGCCACGGGGTTCCGGAG